AATAGACCCATACTATCAATATGCAACATTAACTTTTTACCCTGACTCAGTAAATCATCCAACTTCAACAGCAAGTATTTATTTGCCTTTTTTTAATGAAGGGTGGTGGTCTATAATGGTGACTAGAAACAATAATGATTTCATTCTATCAGCAGGTAATAAAATATATGAAGGGGGAGATAATAATACTATTTTAGGCTTTTATTTAACATCTTCTATAAATGAAGACCCATCCTTAACATGGTTAGATACCTCTAATAACTCAGTTTTTCTTAAAAATTCATCTATTTCATCTAACATATATTATGCTTTTTCTGGTTCATTTCAAGAAGTTAGATATTATACTAATCCTATAAGTGAAAGTGTATTTAAAGATTATATTATGAATCCTTATTCAATTGAGGGAAATTCTTTAAATAATAGTCCAAATGAATTAGCATTTAGAGCATCTTTAGGAGGTGAATTATATACTGAATCTATTTCAATTCACCCTAAAGTAACAGGATCGTGGATTGCTACTAGTTCATTTGTTTCTGATAGTAATTTTTATTTCAGTTTACCCCCCACATTTATCCCTAACACAGAATACTTTTTTTCAGACCAACCAGTAGCAGGGATTAAAAATATTATTAATGATAAAATTAGGGTAGAGGATAATATAATGCCTGAAGGAGATACATTATCTCCATTTATGGCTCTTTCTCAACAATTAAATGTATCTCAAAGTTATACTCCAAATACTAATTATCTTGAAGTAGCATTTTCACCTCAGAATGAAATAAATGAGGATATAGTAAACCAAATTGGATATTTTAATATAGGAGATTATATAGGTGATCCTAGACAAAGATTCACCTCCAATACTAACTACCCATATTTAGACAAATTAAGAAATGATTATTTTGAAAAATATACTAAAAATTATAATTTAACAGATTTTATCCGTTTAATTAAATTTTTCGATAATTCATTATTTAAAATGATTCAAGATTTTGTTCCTTCACGTACAAGTCTTGCTTCTGGAGTTGTTATTAAACAACATTTACTTGAAAGAAATAAATACCCTCAACCACAAATGAGTTGGGAAGATTTAGATATTTCAGGAACAGTTAAACCTCAATGGAATGATTACCAACCCGGTACTATAGAACATTTTGATGGTGGTGCTGGAGGTGTAGTAAACCCATTTAATTATATTGGTAATGTTTCTCAAAGTTGGTATGAAAATATAGATTCACCTTTAGGAAATGTTATTATGTTACATAACAATCAAGATGAATTTTATGATGGAGAATTAAGTGGATCTAATATATTAGTTACTAATGGAATTTTAAACCCAGCATATCCATTAGATTTTCAATCCTTTGAATACAAACAGATACATTACTATAGTACTTTAAGTGCTGAAAATGATATATTAAAAAATAATTTTTTAAATTTTAATACTTCACCTCAAAATGGAGAAGTTTTATTATATAGTAAACCTAAAGGAATTTTTGGTCCCCCATCCCCACCATATAATCTATGGGATACAGAATATATAAAAATATCTAAATTTGATAATAACGGAAAAAATAATAGTACTGTATTAGAAAATGTAACTAAAATTTTAGTATATAATTCTTTTTATAATGTTTATGTTCCTTATGAAGTAACAATTTTAAATGAACAACAAAATTATTATTTATACAGTACTTCTTTTACCTACATTCCATCACAATTTCCTAACCAAGTATCTAATTACTATGTATCTTCTTCTATAACATCTCCGTACAATCTATACCCTGGATTTGAAGTTATAGTTAATTCATGGGATACTGAATTAGGAAATTCACTAAATTACTTCAATACTTCCTCAGGTAAATTTACATTTGATAATACCCCAAATACCGAAATTTCCATTACATCTTCAGTTACTACTAATGGAACAGTTCCATCAACGGGACAATTAAAATTTGTTCAATTAAGAAACGGTATTGAAACTACTCTTAGTGCCCAAAGTTATAATGCAAATTCATATGAAACCACAACTATATCTTCATCATTTTATCCAATTCAAAATGATCAATATTATATAAAAGTTACAAGAGGAAATTATTTTATGGGATTCTTAAGTGTAGCAAATGCTAATTTAAGTTTAACTCAAAGTAGAGCCTTAAGTTCCTCAGCATATGAATCTACTATATTTGAACCGTACATTACAACAGCTAATTTTTATAATAGTGATGAAAATGCATTATTGAATAATGTTAATAATGATCGTTTAAGTACTGTATATCAAGATATAGATTATTCAACTAATTTACTTACTCCTGTTAATTTTGATCTTTTAATAGATGATGAAGCTTTAAAAGCAGCTGTACAAGATTCAAACTACACAACAAGAAGACATATAATTCCTAGATATTTAGGAAGTAAATCTACTTCTCAAAGATTAAATACTTGGACAAAGGGTGATGAGGGAACATATGGTAAAACACCAACAGTTGAATCCCTTAAAACTGCAATAGCATATTGTGATTGGATAGGAGGATGGTCACCTGAAAAAATGAATGCATCTGCTGCTCATGTTTTATATTTAATTTACCCTGATGGAACAGTAACAGTACCAAATACTTCATTAAATTCCTTAACTAATTTACAAGGTAATTTCCCATCCGGAGAAAGATTTACTATCCAATCTTCAACCCAAGGAAGTGGAGATCCAATTCAATATAGAAATGTAATTAGAGGAGGCTCTAGAGTTGAACCTATTTTATACACCCAATCAGGAAGTGCTCCTAATGCACAATGGGTTAATAATATTTCATTAATAGATGGTTACGAACCAGGAAATGTATTAGGAGATTATCAAGCTTCCCTACAAAGCACAACTTACCAAATTAATCCAATGACTAGCTCAGCTAATAGCTGGCAAGAAATCCTCTTTAACTCAGTTTCCCCTAAAGGAATAGATGCAACTACTACACCCTCTCCCCTCCCCTCAGTTTTAGGGGCTACAGGTAAAAGATATATAATTAATAATGGATTTATAGCTGATGGTATATCACTTAATATAAATGTAAAATTAAAGGCTACAACTACTACTACGGGTAGAGATAAATATTGGTTTGGAGATTTAAATATAAATAATGCTAAATATACTTTTAGGATTATGAGATTAAGAGGAATTGAAAAAACTATTCTTTATACCTCTCCCCGAATCCCAAATGATCAAGGAGAATTTTATTCTGCAATAATTAATACAAATTATACCCCATTAACAGGAAGTATTCCTATACCATATGATCAAATAAAATTAAATGATGAATTCTATGTAGAAGTTCAAACAATTTATCCTAGCGGTGTAAAAAATCCAACAGTCTATATAGAATCAAATTCATCCATCCAATTTAATCAATCCCCAGTCCAAACTACAAATACCTCAGTAGCTAACTTATGGATATCCTCTTCAGGAATATCAACAGATACGATTGTAACATATTTTAATTCATCATCAAATTATTTTTCTTCTCCTTATTTAATATACACTACTGCTTCTTCATTAGTTACTTATTATCAAAATGGAATAGTTTCCCAAAAAGATATTTCAGGATCAGGATTTAATTCTATAACACTTCCATGGTCTATAGAATATGGAGATGAATTTAGATTTGATGGAAGAGAAGACAGAGTATACACTGTTGTTCAAGCAGACATAGTACCTAGTGCTAGTGGAGATGACTCTGTCTTAGCAGTTCAATTAGACAGATCCCTCCCAGAATCTGGTTCTTTAATAAATTATGATAGATTTTTAATTCGTAGATATGTTGATGATGCTTCGCAAATTTTATTTGAAGGATTTAAACCAACCACCTCAACAGGTCCATATTTACTTAAACCTGAATATGTTTCTCCGGAACTAAATAAAAACATAGACACTATTATTTTGGATCTTACACAGAAAGGTTTGATTTAATAATATTTATTAGTATAATACACTCACAATAAAATAAAAAATGGGATATTTAAATAATCAAGTCGTTACAGTTGACGCTATTTTAACAAAAAAAGGTAGAGAACTTCTAGCAAAAAACGATGGTTCTTTCAGAATTACACAATTTGCTCTTTCAGATGATGAAATAGATTACACTCTATATAACCCAACCCACCCATCAGGTTCATCATTTTATGGAGAAGCAATTGAAAACATGCCTTTATTAGAGGCGTTTCCAATTGAAACTCAAATCATGAAATATAAATTAGCTACTTTACCTCGTGGAACAGCTAAATTACCTGTACTTGATTTAGGATATGGTGCTATAACAATTCAACAAGGAGCTTCAATCACAGTAACACCTCAAACATTAAATTATTTAGGCAATGCCCAAACATTTGAAACTAGTGGTTACACATGTACTATTTCAGATGTTAGGTTATTAAATACATTTACAGCAACTGGTATTAATACTTCAACAGCAACAAACGCAAATATTAATTCAACAGTAACATTAGGAACAAATGTTTCTAAAACTATAATAGGAACTCAATTTACATTTAGAGGAACTACAGTTAATACTTTGTTTGGTTCTAACCCATCAATAAATGGTACTTTAACATTTATAGGTTTAGATAGTGGTGCTAGATTAGTTATTCCACTTACTATTAATTACATATCATAAAAACATAAATAATGTCATATAAAAGATTAGACGCTGAAGATTTTGTAGTAAGTACAGATTCAATTACTTCTACCCTATGGTCAACTGATAACCCAACATTAACTTCATTTTTTACTAGTTCAATCCAAGAAGGTGGATCCTCAGGGAACTATTATTTAGCTGTATATCAAACACAATCAAACAATACAAACGCAGAAATTCAATTTGATATAGTATATTGTGATTCTATGGGTAGTGGAAGTGAATTATATAATGTTATAGTAGATGGTTATTCACCTACAAGAACACTATATGGACAATATAGATCTTTGATTTTAGAAGATGAAACACAAAATTTCTTATTTGGAGCATCTGCTAATTTTTCTTATAGCCCTTGTGGAGCAACCATTTCAGACCCTACTCTTATTACTGGAGATCATTTTTGGGTATTATCTCTTGAACGTGCTAGATATAAAGAATCTTTATTTCCTGGTTCTTTAAATCTTATTATTTCTGGATCTGGAGGAGCATATGGAAATGTAGTTCAACTTACAGACAATTCAAACGATTTAACTTCTAATACATTTATAGGTTCAACTAGAGTACTCCAGTTAGTTTCAGGTTCTAATGGAAATGGAGCTGCTTCTGGAAGTTACACTCCAGCATCTGGTTCTTATGGAATGGTATTTCCTGATTTAGGTTTAATTATGTTAAATCCATATGCTTTAGATTATGCTATTGGATTAACTCCTAATAGGACATACAACTCAAATGGACTAAATAACCAAACATTGTTTAATTCAATTTCAGGAGGAGCTTCTTTTCAATTAAATTCTCAAGAATCAATTACTTCTGATTATGTATTTGTTAGAGCTCGTAACAGTGAATTTAATTATTCTGAAAATCCAAGTTTTATTTCGGGTTCAACAGGTGAAGTTATATATGATAATTTTATTAACAACCCTCAAGTATACATCACTACTATAGGAATGTATAATGATACAACAGATTTATTAGCAGTAGCAAAAATATCAAGACCATTATTAAAAGATTTTACAAAAGAAGCTCTTATCAGAGTAAAATTAGATTTTTAAATGAATGAGTATATTCAAACCCTTTCTAACCTCAGACGTAATAGTATCTCCATTTGAGATAAATAAATCATTTACTTTTAAAGGTATAGATGGTTATGGATATGTTAATTATGGTACTACAGCAATTTATGGAGGCCTTCCAGACCCCCTAAATGAACCAGGGATTTCAGTTTATATAGGAAAAAACTCAACTCCTACTCCATGGCATCCATCACAAAATACAGGATATGCTCCTTACACTCAAAATGAATATTTAATATATAAATCAATCCAACATTTATATTACTCTAATTTTTTAACTAACCCATCAGGATCTACAGCATCAACAGCATCATTCCAAAGTACAGACTTTGTACCGGATATTCAAACTGCTATAAATTTAAATGCTTTAACAGGACCTACATCTACTACTAATAATTACAATTATTTAACAACTACACTCCCCTCTAATAGAATTTTCCCTACCAGTTCAGGTACTTCAATAGGGGTACTATCAATCCCTTCTAAAATATTTGGTGAATATGTAAAACTAGGTAGTTTTTCTTTATCAAATGAATGGGGCATTATAACGGATGATTCTAATGGTAATTTAACTTTTAGTAGTTCAATATATGCTGTTGATAATTTTCATATAGGCAACATAATATATGAACATGGGATGGCTATTGTTAATTCTGAATTATTTAGTCCTTTAGATGGATACGGTTTTACTTCATATGGAACTTCATCTACATATCCTGAAGCATTATATGGTGGTTTATTTCCAACATTTTTTAATAATGATGCAATTACATGTTCATTTGAAAGTACTACTACTATATATGAGTCACAATATAAATGTACTTTAAGACAAAATGAATTTAATTTTTCCCAAAACCCATCCCTAATCTCAGGAAGTACTTGGACCTCAGGAAGTAATGGATGTGTACCAAATAGTAATGGAGTTATATATGAATTTGCAACTGGTTCATTTTTTGCTCCATATATAACAACAATAGGAATGTATAATAATGATAAAGAATTAATAGCAGTAGCTAAATTAGCTCAACCTTTACCTACATCGGCAGTAACAGATACAACTATATTAGTTAATTTAGATTTATAAATTTTATGGAAAATTGGTTATACAAAGATAAAAAAATGGAATGCCTTGAAGACTTCCCTAAAGAAACATACGGTTTTATTTACATTACAATACATGAGCCCTCAGGTAAATCTTATTTAGGTAAAAAAGTATTATACCACAATGTTAAGAAAAAATTAACCAAAAAAGAACTAGCTGAACAAACTGGTAGAGGACGTAAACCAACAACCATTACTACTCAAAAAGAATCTGATTGGAAAACCTATTACGGTTCAGCTAAACCTATACTTGAATTAATAAAACAAGGTAAACAAAAAGAATTTACTCGTAAAATTCTATGTACTGTTAATAATAAAAAACTTTTAACGTACTATGAATGTAAATATTTATTTCAATTAGGTGTTTTAGAAAATTCCGATGAATGGATAAACGATAATATTTTAGGTAAATTTTTTAGAAGAGACTTTGTTACCCAAGAATAAGATTGTATCTTCCAATTATGGTAAATGAATTACTAGTTAATTTGGTAAATTCTGTTTTAGGAACAGGAAAACGTACAGCAAGAGGAAATCAAGCATATTCTTGTCCTTTTTGCAATCACCACAAACCAAAATTAGAGGTTAATTTTACCGAAAATAAAGAAGGAAATAATCCTTGGGCATGTTGGACTTGTGGTAAAAAAGGTAAAACTATTAAAAGTTTATTTAAACAAGTCCAAGTAACTACAGACCATTTTTATGAACTAAGCAAATTAGTTAAAAATATATATTCCGATGATATAGGAGATTCTCCAAAACATATATTAGAATTACCAAAAGAATTTAAAACATTTACTGATAATAGAGATATTATTACTAGACATGCTTGGGCTTATCTTAAAAAACGAGATGTTACTAAACAAGATATTTTAAGATATAATATAGGTTATTGTGATTCAGGCCAATATAATAATATGATAGTTATACCATCATACGATGGTAATGGTAAATTAAATTATTTTACCGCAAGATCATTTGAAAAAGATCCATACACCAAATACCGCAATCCGGAAACGTCTCGCGATATAATACCGTTTGAGTTATTTGTTAATTGGGATTTACCTATAATATTATGTGAAGGACCATTTGATGCTTTAGCTATAAAACGAAATGCTGTACCTTTATTTGGGAAAAATATTCAACCTAATTTAATGAAACGATTAGTTGAATCAAAAGTACAAAAAATATATATTGCTTTAGATAACGATGCTATAGAGCAAGCACTTAGATTTTGTGAGCAACTATTAGACTCTGGAAAAGAAGTTTATTTAGTTGAATTAAACGGGAAAGACCCAAGCGAGTTAGGTTTTGAAAACTTTACTAAGCTAATACAAACAACTCTTCCATTAAATCAATATAAATTGATGGAGAGAAAATTATCCTTGATATGAAAAAAAGGAACATTAAATACGTTAACAATCGCATTCTTGAAATTTCAGAGGATGCAAAACAAATCACCTTACCTGATTCTAGATACTACAGACGAAATGGAGAATATTACCCTTCAATTACTCATGTTTTAAGTTCCTACCCAAAAGGAAAACACTTTGAAGAATGGCTAAAAAATATGGGTCGTTCCGCAGATTATATTGTTAGAAAAGCTGGTGAAGATGGAACAAAAGTACATGAAATGATTGAAGAATATTTAGAAGGTAAAGAAATGAACTTTTTAAATGAATGGGGAAATCCCCAATATGACCCAAGTATTTGGCAAATGTTTTTACGTTTTGTTGATTTTTGGGAAACATACCAACCTGAACTAATCGATCAAGAGATCCATTTATACTCAGACACACTTAAAGTAGCTGGTACTACAGATTTAGTTTGTAAAATTGAGAATGAACTTTGGATAATTGATCACAAAACATCAAACCATATTCAAACAACATATGAATTACAAGCAGCAGTATATGCTCATTGTTATGCAGAATGTTTTGGTGTAGTACCTGACAAAACTGGTATTTTATGGTTAAAATCTTCTAAACGTAAAGGTTCAAAAGATAAAATGCAAGGTAAAGGGTGGGAAATGATTTTACCATCTCGTACACAAGAAGAAAATATTGAGATATTTAAAACAGTAAAACGTTTATTTGATTTAGAAAACCCAAATGAAGCGCCTGTATTTACTGAGTTTAAAACGAGTGTTAAGAAAAAGATGTAATATGTATAATTATGATAAGTTTAGTTCAACTTTTAAAAGAGATGCAAGATGGTCCTAAAGCTATATTTTTAGCAGGCTCTGCAGGAAGTGGAAAATCATATATATCTTCTAAACTTATCCCAAACACATTTACCTCTATCAATTCAGATGATACTTATGAAGCACTATTAAAAGCTAGTGGAATTGGTTTAAAACAAAAAGATTTTACTCCTGATCAATTATCTCAAGCTGCTAAATTACAAGCTCAAGCTAGAAAAACTACTCAAGATAAATTAGTCCAATCAATAGAAAATAAAAATAATATCGTTATTGATGGAACTGGTGCTGCATCTGGACCTGTATTAAAGAAAAAACAACAATTAGAAGATTTAGGGTATGAAACATTAATGTTAATGATTTATGTTTCACCCTTAACTTCACTTGAACGTAATCAACAACGTGATAGAAGTTTAATGCCTGGGATTGTGTTACGAACTTGGAGAGATGTAAATAAAAACATTGAAACATATAAAGAAGCATTTGGAAATAATTTTATATTATTGAATAACAATCCAAAAGATGCTAATAGAGGATTTAATACTGATTTACTTGAACCATTTATCCAAGCATCTACAGCTATAGGTAAACCTAAATCCCCAGAAGAACAAGCAAAATCAAATGCTGAAAAATTACAATTAAATAAAGATATTGAATCTATGGTTAACCAATTACCTGAATTTGATACTATAGATACTGCTAAAAATAAAATAAATGAATTCGTTAGTTAAATCAATCATTCAACCTTTATTAGAGGAAACAAAACAAGGCATTGCTTTAGTTCCTGGTGGATTTAAACCACCAACAGCAGGACATTTTTATTTAGCAAGTGAGATTGCAAAAAGACCTGAAGTAAATAAAGCAATAATTTTAATAGGTCATAAAGATAGAGACGGTGTAACTAAAGATGAAAGTTTAGCTATATGGAACATATATAAAAAATATTTACCTAATAACGTTGAAATTCAAATCTCAAACAACAACTCCCCAGTTCAAGATGTAAATTCAATTATTAAAAATAACCCTGAAAATTTTTATTTACCTGTAGTAGGAGTTAGAGGAGAGTTTGATTTAAAAGATATCAAACGATTTGATAGCATGAAGGGTAACTATAATAATTTTGAACCAATTGTTATCCACGGTGATCAAGGTGTTAGTGGTACTAAAGCACGAGCCGCGTTAATAGATAATAATTTTGAAAATTTTCAACGTTATTTACCTGTTGAGTTAAATGATCAAGAACGAGATAAAGTTTGGAGTATTTTAACTAAAACACCAATCGAAGAAATAATGTATGCTGAACCTAGTAAATTCAGTTTCCCTCCAATAGTTAAATCTCTTACAGAATATATGTTAGAAAAAGGAATGAATATTCGTCCTTTACCTAAAGTTAAATTTGTAGACGATGACAGTGAAAATGCAAAAGATTTTTTCGGTAAAACAGCATATTATGACCCGAATAATCGCGTTATAGTACTTTATACTATGGATCGTCATCCTAAAGATGTTATGCGTTCATTTGCGCATGAAATGATCCACCACGAACAAAATTGTAATGATAAATTAACAAATATCAATACTACAAATACAAACGAAGACGGAGATCTACCTGAAATTGAAAGAGAAGCATATGAAAAAGGTAATATGATGTTTCGAAATTGGACAGATACATTAACTGAAGGTGTACTTGAAGATAGAATAGTATGTGATAATTGTGGATGGAGTTGGAAAATAAAAGATGGTGGAGATGATTTATACATTTGTCATAAATGTGGAAATGATAATACACCATCATTAAACGAAGGTCGTTACGATAAAATTACAAATCAAATATCTTCTACTATATTCAATAAATGGAAAAGTGATTACGATAATGCTGCTGAAGTATCTAGAATTGATCAAACATTTAATGATAGT